CCTGTTGACCTTCAGTTGTTAGAATCAGAGAAGATTACACTTCGTGAGTTGTGTAATGTATACGGAGTTAACTCTGCTTTATTTAACGATCCTGATAATAAGACTTACAATAACATGAAAGAAGCTAAAAAGGAAATGCTTACTCAAGTAGTACTTCCTGAATTAGTTTTAATTCGTGATGCGTTCAATAGATTCTTTGAAGGTGAAATTGGACAAGGATACTATATCGATTTTGATATTACTGTGTTCCCAGAGTTGCAAGAGGATATGAAAGAGTTATCTGCTATCCTTTCTCAATCATGGTGGATTACACCTAACGAAAAAAGACAAGCAATGAGATACGATACTGTTCAAGATGATGTCATGAACTCTATCTACATACCTGCTGGTTACTTACCTATCGATGAACTAACAATGTTGCAGAATCCAAGAGATGCTCAACAACAAGGAGATTATAATTTACCCCCTGTAAAATAATAAATATGGAATTTAAGTCATTCGATGTATTACTAAAAGCTTTATTAAGCAGTTTAGACATTAAGTCAATTAACAAGACAAACCCTAAAGGAATAGCTCACGCTAATTCTTTAATTGCAAGTGGTGATGTAAAAGAGCCATCAAGTTGGGAACATCCAACCGCAGATATGGAGAATACTTATTTAGAGGCAAATGGTTGGGATAAGTTTGCACAATGGTACTTAGGTGTAGATACGAATGTTGATCCTGAAACAAAGGCTCATTATGGCTATGTATATACTTCTGATTTTAAGACAGTAGATAGACAAGGATTAAGGGCTATCCGTCAAAGAGCAGCTCAAAATAACCAAACTGCTATTTTCGCAGCAGCAGGTAAGATGATAGAAAAAATAGATGCAAAAAAGAATGGTTAATGGCCAAAATATTACAACCTTCTCAGCAATTCAATTTGCAACAAACCATAGCAAGGAAGTCCATCACGGAGTTTAGGCCTAAAATAGAAAAGGCTTTACAAAGTGATTTTAACAAAGCTGCGGAGTTGGTAAAAGAGATGGGGGTATTTCAACTAGCTAACTATAACAAGACATTTTTCAACCAAGATAAGATTAGCAATATTTTACGAACTTTGTACGAAGGTACTGGTGGTTATACTGCTATGAGGTATCAGAAGATATTTGACAAGTATAAGAAAGCTGAAGATTTTGACCTTGATCCGTTAAACATAATGGATGAGTGGTTAGCGTTTATGTTGTCGTACTGGACTGCGATAAGTGGCCCAAAAATGTACGGCATACAAAACACAACTGATAACGAGATAGCTAGAATACTGAATAATGCGATTGCTTATGGAAGGGCTAATAACCTTTCTACAAACGAAATAAACGCAATGGCTATTCAGCTTCTTAAGGAAGGCAAAATAAATAATGCAAGGAGTTTATTAATAGCAAGAACAGAATCTCATCAAGCTTTAAGCACAGGTGCGATTGGGGCAACACAAGGAATTAATATACCTTTGCTAAAACAATGGGTTCACGCTGAATATGTTGGTAGTCCAAGAACTTGGCATCTAGCATTAGACAGACAAACGAATCCTGATGATGGTGGAGTAAGAATACCTGTGAATCAACCATTCATGGTAAACACTCCAAACTACGGTGTAATTGAAATGCAATATGCACATGATGCAAGTGGTGGAGCAGCTAATAACTGCAACTGCCGATGCTGCACGGTGTATGTCGCTTAAACAAATAAATATGAGTAATTTTTATAACAAGAAAGCAGTTAGTGGAGCACCAGTCGATATGGCTGATGACTCAAAAACTGTTACAGTCTATTATTCTGCTTTTGGCAATATGGATAGCGATGGCGATATTATTATGCCAGGTGCTTTTACTAAATCCATTAAAGAAAATGGGCCAAGTGCTAAAAATAGAATTTGGCATTTGTTTAATCACTCTACCGACAAGCCTGTATCCAAGCCTAAGGAACTAGTAGAGGATGCTTTTGGTTTAAGAGCAGTAGTTAAAATGCCTAATACAACTTTAGGTAGAGATACTTATGAGTTGTATAAAGATGGTCATATCACAGAACATAGCATTGGGTTTCAGACTATAAAGTCACAATCCAAAACTATGGGCAATGAAATCACAGAAATAAGATTGTTTGAGGGTTCTTCAGTTTTATGGGGAGCTAATTCTAATACACCAACAGTAATGGTTAAGTCTGAAATCAAAACTACTATTATCGATGAGATAGCTAAAACTATTAAGTCTTTGAGAAATGGATTTTATACAGATGAAACATTCGGCTTATTAGAATTAAAACTTAAGCAATTACAACAATATCTCGTAGATATGGAAGATGAAGCGTCAATCCCTTCAGAAGTACAACCGCTTACAGATTTTCCAGGAGAATTGCAAACTCCAGAGGAAGATGCACAAGAAGCATTGGATGAAGAAGAAGATCCGACTATTTCCGTTGAAATAGAGATAAACAAATATTTACAAACATTTAAAATTTTCAACTAATGGTAGAAGAAATTAAAAGTGCGTTCGAAGGCATTAAATCCGAAGTAAACGGAGCAATCGAAAGTGCAAAGGCTGATAATGCTAGTGCATTAGAAAGCATAAAGACTGAATTAGAAGCTACTAAAGCTTCAATTACAGTTGTTAAGGATGAAATCGAAAAATTGGAAGCAAAACAAAATCGTGTTAAAATGAATCAAACAGAAGTAAAAGGTTTTAATGTAAGCCTTGCAGAAGCTATCGAACAAAATGGAGATAGCATTGCGAAATTAGGTCGTGGTGAACAAAAAAGAGCTGGATTTATCATGGATACCAAAGCAGTTGGTACTATGTTAGAATCTACTAACTTGACAGGTGATATCACTCGTCAATATGCTAACCAAGTATATGCTTTACCTTCTCGTAAGGTGCATTTAAGAAGTTTGTTACCAATCGGTACAATCTCTCAAGGTTTATTCACTTTCCCTTATGAAAGTGGTGGAGAAGGTGCTCCAGCAGTTCAAACTCAAGGTTCTAGCAAAGCTCAAGTTGATTTCGATATCGTAATGAAAGATGCTCCTGCTCAGTACATTGCTGGTTATGTTAGAATCTCTCGCCAAATGTTAGATGATATACCTGCTATGACTTCTTTCTTACAATCTCGTTTGTTAGAACAATATTTGATTGCAGAAGATGCTCAGTTGTTAAATGGTAGTGGTACTGCTCCTAACTTGACTGGTTTGACTATTAATGCTACCGCTGCAAGTGGTGCTGCAACAGTTGATGTTGAACAATTAGTTCAAGCTATTGCTCAGTTAGAATCAACTAACTATTCTGCTACAGGTATTTTAGTTAACCCATTAGATTGGGCTGCTATCATGAATACTAAGAACTCTGGTTCTGCGTACTCTTTACCTGCTGCAACAGTTGTTACAACTGATGGTAGTGTATCTATCGCTGGTATCCCTCTTTACAAATCAACTGCAATCGCAGTAGATAAGTTCTTAGTAGGTGACTGGAACATGGGTGCTCAAATTATGCAAAATCAAGGTATCTCTGTTCAGTTCTCTGAATTTGATGCTGATAACTTCACTAAGAACTTAATTACAGTTCGTGTTGAGGCTAGAATCGCATTCCCTATCTACTACGCTGGTGCGTTTGTATATGGTGATTTCGGTAATGTTGCTTAATCTTTAATAGATTTACAATACAAGGGGATAGCCTAAAAAGCTATCCCTTTTTGTTTACACTAAATTTTAGTTATTTTTGTAAAAATTAGCATAATGCAGATAGTAAGAGATATAAGTAACTTGACAGATCCAATAACTCAAGTTATAACATTAGTTGAGGCTAAAAATTACCTTAAAGTAGATTATAACGAGGATGATGATTTAATCAATAGTTTAATATTATCAGCACAAAAAAGACTTGAGCAATATGCTGGAATAGCTTTTAATGAAAGAACATTGCAAACTATTGCATATGTAGATAATTTTATTGAATTACCTTATGCCCCAATTAGTACTATTTTAAGCGTAGAGGTATTTATTGCAAATGAGTGGGTAATGTTAACACAAGGTTCGGATTATTACATTGTTGGTAGTACATATACAAAGATTTACTTTATAACCTACCCATCATCTGAATTTAGATTTACTTATATGTGTGGTTTTGAGTGTTTACCAGATAGTATCAAAATAGCTAATTTAAAGATGGTTTCAGACCTATACGAATATAGAGAATCAAGTGTTGAAAGCACTAAGCCTTCAGCTAATTTAACAACGGCATACGAATTAATGAAACCTTACAAAAGGGTAAGTATTATTTTCTAATGATAGGAGAATTAAGAAATAGGATTACATTTAATACTAAAACAAGCGTTTCTGATAGTGCAGGAGGGTTTGTGAATACTTTGGTATCATATTATGTTTGTTGGGCTCAAATGGTCACTAATGCCAATTCTAGGACTAATATAGTGGGTAAGGATAGTATTAATGATGGAATTACATTTAGGATTAGATATACAAGTAGCAAGACATTTACTAATGCTCTTGTAATAACTTGGAAATCAAGAACTTATATGATTAATTCTATTATAAATGAGGGTGATTTAAACCAATATTATTTAATAGGTTGTTCAACACTTAAGTAATGGCAAAGTTTGGTGTAAAGATATATGGTGCTGATGCGATAATCAAGAGGCTTGAGGCATCTCCTCAAAAGATGATGGAAGAGTCTAAGCTTATTATTGATGCGGCAGTTATGGAAATAGCAGCCAAGGCAAAGCAACAAGTAGCAGTAAAAACAGGAGCTTTAAAGGCTTCTATTAGACACGCTAAATATCAAGCAGGTAAAGGAGCTAGTGTAAGTGCAGGTAATGTTAATGTTAAATATGCTGCTTATGTAGAATTTGGAACAGGGGATAGTTTTCAGATACCTATTTATCCAAATGTAAATATGAGTGACTTAGAAGAATATGCTGCTACTTTTAAAAGAAGAAAAAAAGCTTTATTAGGAGTTCCTCATAGACCATATATGTTTAGTTCTTATAGCGAAGTCTTTACATCTATGATTAAGAAATTGAAGTCTGTTAAGATATAAATATATTTCATTAAATTTGTACCAAAATGAAGGATTGCGGATATACATTAAGGAAAGCTTATTTCGATAAGTTTATCTCGGCTTCCTACTCATTAGCTGCTTATGATACCATAGCACCTGACACAGTAGAACCGCCTTTTTTGATTATCAGTAGTCAGACACAAGTGGACAATAGTAATAAACAAAGCTTTGCTTATAATGTTACTATTCAATTTGACATAGTTTATAGGACTTTTAAAGCAGGAGAAGTAGGGCAGAAAACTGTTGATACTTATGCAAATGAGTTATTAGGAATAGTAGGTGTTAGACCACCAAGTTATCCTAATACTGCACCTGACTTTAAAATAGTGACTTGTAAGATTGGTAGTAATATTGCTACCTTTGACTATGTGGATGAGGCATATGTGTTTAGAAGGGTGATAACAATGGATCATTTCGTGAATCAATTAACATAAAAGAAAAATAAAATAAAATGGCAACAACAAGTGTATTTAACGGAACTTCATTAGTAGTTCTAATTGGAACTGAAGTAATAGGTTTCGCTACTTCATGTTCTTTAAGTTTGGCTATCGATACTCCAGACTCATCTACAAAACAAAGCTTAGGATGGGCTGATGAAATTGGTGGACAAAAATCATGGTCTTTAACAACTGATGGCTTAGCTACAGTAGTTCCAGGAACAGTTGCTACTTATGTAACTACTGCTGAATTAAATGCTTTAGCAATTGCTAGAACATCTGTTTTAGTTAAATTTACTACAGTAGATAACTCAACAGTTGGTGGTATTACTCCAGTAACAGGAGATGTGATTTATTCAGGTCAAGCATTTATCGAGAGTGTAGATATGACTGCTGACATGGAGAATCCAGTTACTTACTCAGTTTCTTTCAAAGGAACAGGAGCATTAACTATCGCTACCAACGCATAGTAAAAACAAACCAAACAAACCAAACATATGAGAGGACAATTTGAATTAACTCTTTCCGATGGAAAGAAGATACCAATGCGTTTTTGTACTTGGAGTCTTAAAAGATTCTGTCAATTACAAGGGATAGGGCCTTCTGACATAGGGGATGCTTTAAGTGGTAAAGATTCACTTGATGCTATTGTTAACTTAATGAAATCGGCTGCTGAATATCCATTATATTCTCAAGGGATCACTCCAAGCTTTACAGAGATGGAAGTGTGTGATTGGATAGATGATATTGGAGGAATGGGTGGACAAAAGTTCCAAGATGTAATGTCAGCACTTTCAGAAAGCATGAATAGTGGTATAGATGATAAGCCAACTAAGTCAACCAAAAAAGATGGAGTAAAAAAAAATTAGAGTGGATTGACATAGAAAGATATACAATGGGGGAGTGCAAAGTGCTTCCCCATTTGTTTTGGGAGATGACCATGGCTGAATTAGATTTTGTGTGGTATGGATATAGGCATGAGGAAGAGCAACAATGGATTAGAACTAGATGGCAGACAACACTACTAATCAATATTCAATTACCAAAGGGTAAGAAGGTTAAGCCACAAGAGCTTATTGAATTAGACTGTGATACTCGTAACTTTGTAAAGCAAAGGGTAATGACAGAGGATGAGCTTAAACAAGTTTTAGAAAAATATAAAATAGTTAAACCGATAATATAATGGCAGATAATCAAATGGTTAAAATAGTCTTTGACTTTGATTTAGGAAATGTTCCTGCATCAGCAAAGAAACTTAGCCAATATTTAAAGGATAACAACTTAGATTTAAAGTTTACGAAGGCAAGTGTTGATGCTGCAACTGCAAGTCTTAATCAATTTTCAACTGCTCAAACTAACGCAGGTAACGCAGCAGCAGCAGCAGGTAATTCTGTTAAGAAGTCTAATATGCAATGGACAAATCTTGCATTAGTTGTTCAAGATTTACCTTATGGATTTAGAGGTATTCAAAATAACTTACCTGCTCTTATTGGAGGTTTTGCAGGAGTAAGCGGAGCGGTATATTTGGCTAGTTCTGTTGTTATTGCATTTTTTACTGCTTGGGATAATGGGATGATTAGCTTTGGTAAATCATCTAAAATGGCTGGTGATTATGCTAAAGCTACTGCACAAGCTTATTCAACTGAAATAGTTAAAGTAAAGGCATTATATAGTATAACTACTGACGCAAATAGGTCAATGACCGATAGAATCAATGCTGCAAAAATATTAAAAGAAGAATACCCAGGACTACTTAATAGTTATTCAAATGAAGAAATAGCACTTGGTAAAGCTAAAATCGCATATGATAGTTT